CTTCCACCCTAACCGAAAGGAGTGATCCCAATGGCTACCGTAACCCAAAACCAAAACGAAACCCCTGAAGACGCAAGTCGTCAGTGGAATATTTTTGCATTGAAAGGTTATGCCGCGATTGTTGCGCGAAAGCACAGCATCGTGGTACCGACATCTGACATTGAACTCATCAGCAATGAAGAGCTCGTTGTCCGATTGCGACTAGTTGCTGACTTGGCTCACCTTCCTCCGGCCTAGAAATGTTCTGTTCACAACAGTTAGACCTGTTCGACGCATGCGAGTTTACCACACAGAAATGTGTAGTGACTCCATGGCTGGAATACACTTACTCAGTGTCGCCAACGTGTCGGCTGTGCCTAACTGACGTGAGAAAAGAACTTCGTCTAGATAGAGTGGAGAACATCTTTTCTTCTTTGCAGAAGAACGCTACGGGTCTTAAAACCTGTGCGCTAGTGCAACCTCCTAGGAGGCTCGCTGGTAACGACTCAACGTGAGTTGAGAAAATACTATCGTAACTTAACTTATTGGAGCACCGAATGGCAGTGAACGAAAATCTATTAACAACCTTCCCAGGTTATTACAAGAAGTTCGTCACGCCACCAGGTACCGGCTGGGAAACCGTGTATAACTTCACGGGTGTCAGCTTTCAACGAGTGGTTACGATTTCGTCAGTTAAGACTCCCGGTTTCAAAAATCTAAAGAAGAGGCTTCGTCCTATTAACAACTATAGCAAAACTATAGATGTAACGTACGATCCACCTTTTACTAGGATTGAAGTAACCGGCACGCAATTCTTAGATCCAGCCCATGGTTGGTATCGTATTGAAAAGCGTGATATCTATCATAACACGGAGAGTTATGGTGGATCTCCAGGTCTAACTGCACTCGCCACCCCAGAGGACCCGACCCAAAGGGCGATCACTAATCTTCTAAACACTCTTGGAGAAGGTAAAACCAACTCCTTAGTTTCGTTAGCGGAGATTAGTAAAACGGGCGCGATGGTTGCGAAAACAGCAACCCGCCTTCATAATGCCATAAAGGCTTTGAAGAAGGGCGAGTTTGAAAAATTCACATCGTCTCTCGGGATAACTGCCACTCGTCGAACAAAAAGGCGCTTTGACAAGCGCTATAATGAAGCGAAGAGTAAGGCATCTCAAGACCATCGGTGGTCAGAGAGGTCTCGTTATGACAAGCATGCCGAAAGTCGGATAACCGACTTCGCTGCAGATACGATGTTGGAATTTTCCTATGGCTGGAAGCCTCTCCTGCACGATGTGTACAGCCATGCGAAAGCATTGGCTGAGATAAGCATCGAGCGTAGCCCTGTCGTAAGACAAGCTACCGGGCGCGCTAAAACAGAGAAAATCTCTGCACGGCGCTACGCTAACGCACCTAACAACTACTACGATTTTTATAAAGTCACTGACTTTAAACGTTTCGCGGAAGTTGGGGTAAGTTATCGTCTTCCAGTAGGCGGACCTACTGCGTTTCATCAATTGGGCATAAACAACCCTCTTGAAGTCGCGTGGGAAGTCGTACCTTTCTCGTTCATTGTGGACTGGTTTCTTCCGGTCGGAGAATTCCTTCGTAACCTAACGGCTACGTCTGGTCTAATCTTCGAATCAGGATATATCTCCAAAAGAGATATTCTGAAGGTTGAACTCAGCACCTTTGTGAACGGGTACAAAGCCATTAATCCGGGGATTGGATATGCCACTGCCTTGTCGGGTAGTGGTCGGGCCACGCGGGAATTTCTGTCTATTACTAGAACAAAGATTTTTGCGTTTCCGAGTCCCTCTTTTCCTGGGTTTAAGGACCCGAGGAGTACTGCTGATGGCGGCGTTAATCGCGCTTTTAATGCTATCGCTTTACTTCAAACCTTGTTCCTTCGCGGGGGCAAGTGATCAGTCAGATTTCCTGATTGGTTTACCTTCCGGTAACGGAAAACAGAAGGAGTCCGTAATGGGCGTTCGCGCTAACATTACACTTTCAGACGGAGCGGCAACGCCTGTCAACCGTGTTTACTACCCGCAACAAGGCGGCGACAATTTGATTCTCTGGCGTGACTATACACAGGGTGTGTATGCTGGCCAGAACCGATTGTCACTCTCTCAACGGGCTGTGAACAAGAACGCCAGGAGCAACAAAATCTCCTGGAAGCTCGAATGCCCTGTCCTCGAGCAGATTGCAGCGTATGGACCGTCCGCGGTGGCATATACCAACGTCGGGAGTATCGAAATGGTAACGCATGAACGTTCCACTCTACAAGAGCGGAAAGACATGCTTTTCCAGATGCGAGATCTCATCGACGAGGCTATTGTCCTCGCTCAAGTCCAAGACCTTGAATTCATTTTCTAACGTAAGTTAGATCATGAGCTAAAGTGTCCCTTTAAAGATAACTTTTAAGGAAATCCATGCATAAGCATGAATTAGAACGGCGACTAAGTCCCGTTCCTCGTTCGTTGTCTGAAAAGACACTGCAAACTGTCTTCAAAACTCTTTGTGAGAGTACTAACTCTCCACATTCTCTAGCTTGTTGGATTCTTTACGAAAATAAAGAATTCGCTCAGCTGGTTAATATGGATTGCCGTCCAAGTAACTATCGCAGCTCTCACGAGTTTGCAAAAGATTACCTGGTTTCAAAGTTCTTATCGAAATTTCCTGACTTCAAACATGAAGACTTGAAACCCGAGAAGGCTGCGAAAGACTCTTTTCAAAAGTTCGAAGAGATCTGTAAATCTACGAACAAGAGGTTCTCCCAACTCGACTTGGACCCATCTTTATGGGACCCGACGTTAGCAGAAATTTTCTTTCTAGCTCGCCGAAAAATTAAGTCTGTTTTGGGGAAGCCCGATCTTCAAAGAATTTCAGACTCATTTGGATGGGGGCCTGGCGCTACTTCGGCAGCGTCTGGTGACCTAACATCAGCTTACGTCAAGTTCTCAAAGAGACTGGACGTTACGAGTAACTCCCTCATCATGGGGCATTGCTGTATAAACAGCACCCCCTCCTGGGTGAACTGTCAGTTGCAAACTGACGAGTTCCCTAGCGTTGCCGTGTCTCTTACCAGAGATATGATGCACGTGGTCAGAGGAAATGAGGTCGTGTTTGTCCCAAAGAACGCGAAAACGCATAGAATCATTGCAAAAGAACCTCATGTAAATTCTTATTTACAGAAAGGTTTTGGAGCTGAGATTCGACGCCTACTTCGCGCGCACGCTGGAGTGAATCTGAATGATCAGACACTTAATCAGCGTTTAGCTAAACGGGGATCTATCGATGGCAGCCTAGCTACCATTGATCTGCAAGGAGCGAGTGATACTATCTCTTTTGAGTTAGTAAAGTTCTTACTCCCTGCGGACTGGTTCTCACTTCTTGATCAAATCAGGAGTAAGCAAGGTTATGTCCGTGAGGACAAGACCTGGTTTTATTACCATAAATTCTCATCTATGGGAAATGCTTACACTTTCGAACTCGAAAGCCTGATATTCTGGGCGCTTTGCAAATCGTGCCTTGAAGTTAATGATCACGAGCAAACCCTAAGTGTCTATGGAGACGATTTAATCGTTCCGACGGACTCATATGGGAATGTGGTGAAAGTTCTCAATTTCGCTGGGTTCTCGGTGAACGAACTGAAGAGTTTCTCTTCGGGTCCGTTTCGAGAATCTTGCGGAAAAGATTACTTCTTTGGTGACGACGTCAGGCCTATCTTTCTTAAAGAAAGTATCTCTAATGTTGAAAGCCTTTTCAAACTGGCTAATAGTTTCAGGCGCTATGCTCACCGCCGTAGTTTTAATTACGGTTGTGATAGTAGCTACCTTAGCTGTTGGCTGTGTGTTTGTGAACTCATCCCTCTGCCCTTCCGTAACTTAAAAATTCCGGAAGGCTTCGGTGATGTAGGTCTCGTCAGTAACTTCGATGAGGCTGTACCATCTCGCCCACAAAATGGGTGGGATGGTTATTTGTTCAAAGGCTTACTTCGTGTGCCTGTAAAGCAGGTAATGAGAGATTCGCATGCGGGTTATACCGCAAGCTTATCGGCTATAAGTAGTGCTTCTGAGTGGTCTCCGCTTGTTCGACAGACTACCCCACTTCGTGGAGTAAGATCTATTTCTTTCCTCCTTGAGAGGCGAAATAGCTGGCGAGCGTCAGACTATGAAAGGCAACTACCCCTTCTGGGTCATCACGACCTGAGGAGGATGACGTATCCCAAGATAGCACGAGTACATACTCACAGCTGGTATGACTTCGGGCCCTGGAATAACTAAGGCC